TTTCTGTGGAAAATATTAATGAAAGTCAGAATCAAATATCCTTGTCAGGGTACTTGTCCTTAGAATTCAGAAAGAAAGTGATCACGTGGGTACGAATCTTGAGTCTTCTTTCTTGGTTCAAAAGAGAAGTCAAAGAGATTCGCACGGATGTCAGCTTCGGTTGGGAAAGCTGAAGTGTTCGTGAGAGGTAAGTTGGTCCAGCGGGTTGTGCGGCGTAGCCAACTTTGAGAGAGTGTGTGGCCCAGAGCTGCGTAGTAGTCGTAGATGTCTTTGCAACATCGGTAGACACGTTTGTCGTGGAGTAGGGAAGCATAAGCTATTCCTACAGCAACTGACATTGTGATTGATTCAGTCACTTTGCGAGCCTTAGTGTGGTAGAGGGCACCAAGTAGGTCGGGTGATGACCGAACGGGCAGTCCGTATCGATTGCGATAACCTAAGACCTCAACATCTTGTGGTGTGTTGTGGATCTCGGATTTATCCGGTGAGACGGTGGAGCCAAAGCGAGCGTTGTCAATTCGAGAGTAAGTCTCGAGAAAGAGAGCGTGTTCGTTGGGGGGTATGCATACTGCGATCTTTGCGATGATGTCATCGCCTTGTCCTTTACGGAGAAGTATCTGATCTAGACGTAATCCCATACGTAGTAGGGTGTCTGTGTCAGTGATTGCGAAGTATATAGTATCAAAAATTTGCACTGTGTACACGCCAGAGGGCATGCCGGCAAATTTGCGCCGATACATTCTTCCATCTAGGAAGATTGTTGGGCATTGTCGAAATGAAAAAGTGAGCCATCTGAATAGTCGGCGGAGTCGTGCTCCTTTGACAGGTGTCCACGCTGATTGTGTGTCAGGGTAGTCCTTAGTTGGTAGATAGCCATTGTCGAATTCAATAAACGATTCGAACATTGTGTCGATATCGTCTTGGATACTGAAGTAGTAGTACTTGTCGAAAGTACGTTTATCAAGTGTGATGATACTGCATCTGTGGTAGTCGATGAAGAGAAGGTAGTTCAGGCGTAGCCAGCCACCTAGATTCGTTTCGAAATTCCAGAGCATTGGGGAGGTGCGTGAGTCGCGTGTTCGCATCCAGTTGAGGTAAGACCATGTGAACATGATCCATGCGATGTTTTGAGGGCGAGGGAAACCAGAGACGGTTCTTGTCTTGCTAGGTTTTCCGGGTTTGGTAAGCATGTAGCGGTTGTGATGTACGATGTACCAGAGGTAGTCCTTGTAGTCTGCGCCGTGTTTGATGAGATGGTGAAAGCGGCGTGATTCGTCGAATACAATGTTATACATTGTGCCGAGTGAGTACGGGGAGTAGTCCCTTGGGGTGGGGGACGGGTGTTGGACTTGATCACGGTAATGTGATTCAGTCGAGAAAGGTGCCTCAGCGTTTGATGACCGTTCATGATTATAGTGATAACGGACGTCAAAGATATGTGCGGGGCGGCACTTCTGTGGGGGACGAAATTGTTGTTCAACGTAGTTGAGTGCCTTATAGTAGGTATCATCTTTGATGATTTCCTTATAGGGTATGTCACCTTCGAAGAAGTCTTGGTAGATGTCTTCAACAAATGTATCGTCAGGACGATGCATTGCGAGGACTTGTTCGATCTCGTGGGTAAAGAAGTACTTAGCCATTGAATGGAGTACGGTTTTCTTGTGTGCCTCGAGGGCGAAGAGGTTCGTCGTGTGGGTTGGGATCGGGAGGGGAGAGGTTCCGATGTCAACGTAATTGGTATCGATTGATAAGTTTTGGAACTGAGTAGTGAGGTGTTCCATGTTGGTAGAGTTTACAAAATAGCGTAGGAGTTGCAAGCAAATTCGCGACAGGATAGCGAAGATTGATCGTGGCTTGTCTCAAGCTTTGTCCCGG